TCACGCCCTCACTGCCGGGATGAATGCAGCCGCGGACCGGAACAGGCCGGCCGCGCGCAGCGCCGCCTCGACCGCGGCGTACCGCGTGCTCTGCCGGGCGCCGTCGGCGTACGTCACGGACAGCGGCCCGATCGTCTCCTGCTTCACTGCCGGCCCCTGGTCGGCCAGCAGCGGCCCGGCCGATGCGCGCACGGCCAGCTCGGCGTTCGCCCGCCGCACTGCCTCCGGCACGCCCTCGACGCCGCGCGGCCACGACAGCGCCTGCTCGGCCGTCAGCCGGTTGCCGAGCCAGCGCGGGCCGTACTCGGCCTCCATGTAGTCCGTCGCCAGCCGCAGCGCGGCCTCCTTCGCCTCGGTGGTCAGCGCCGCCCAGGCGGCATTGCCGCGCGCCGCGTGGTAGGCGTCCGCGTCCGCGACGGAGATGTAGGCCTCGGCATCCGGCAGACCGGTGCCGTCCTCGACGATGAGGGCCATCATTCGACCTCGCGATGCGTACCACAGCGAAGGCACTGCCTCCCCGCAGGAGAACCGGCCGCGCAAAACACCTTGGCCCAGTAATGGGAGCCGATGCGGCAGAGGAAGCGGGCGATCGCGCCATCGCAGAAGATCATGCCTTCGTCTCCTTCACCGGCGCCTTGCCCGGCAACAGGTGATCCAGAACGAACCGCTGGCACACGCCGGCGCGCATCTCTGCGAGCGTCCATTGCGCGTAGGCCAGGCGGCGGAAGTAAGCGTGCCGCGCCTGTACGGAAGGCACCGTCTCGCCGCACATGTCGGCATAAACTGCATTCGGGCCGTGCGCCACGACCGGCACGCCGGCCAGCAACGCGTCGTTGCCCGTGTTGCTGTTCCACGTGACCACGAGCCGCGCGCCCGCGAGCGCGTCGGCCAGCGTGCCGGTCAGCTCGGGAACGCCTGGCAGTTCGATGCGCCCCAGCGGATGCGGGCGATACCGAACGTTCGGGTACCTCGCGGCCATGGCCTCCAGCCATCGCCGAATACCCAATTCGTCCATGCCGTGCGCTGCGTCGCCGGGCACCTGCCCGATCAGCAGCGTGTAGCCCTCGGGGTTGCCGCCCTTCGCGGCGACCTTGACCCCGAGCGCCTTGAATCGATCAGGCGGGCATTCGAACGGCGGCAGCGAGTTGAGGCCGCCAAGCCCGACCTGGTAGTGCCCCGTCTCCCGCTCCTCGCGGGTGTTGACGCGGGCCATGTATCCCCAGTCCACGGTAACGACCGGAACCCCGGCCGCCTCGTAGCACTGACGCACCCGTGCGCCAGCCCTGCCCCCGTAGACAACGACGAGGTCGAAACCCTCGACCTCGCCGCGGTGGTACTGCGAATTGCGGGCCGACGCCCCCACGCCAATCGAAAGGAACCCCTCGATCAGTGCGGGGCCAACCGGATGGTTGGCCCCGGTGTAGACGCCGACCCGCATCGGTCAGGAGGCGCCGCCGCCCGACACGTCGATGATGACGCCCGCGGTGGCCTTGTCGCTGGTCGCGTACTTGCGCCAGTTGCTGCCGGTGCCCAGCTGCGCCAGGTTCGGGTTCGCCGGCGCCGGGGTCGGCGTGGCGTCCTTGGCCCAGCCGTAGCCGAGCAGGTCGAGGTTGAACGCGCCCTCGGCACGGAAACCAATGGCCAGGTTCTCCTGGTCGTTGATCTGATACGAGCGGATGCCCGGCACCTGCGACTCGGTGATGGTCACCGCGCCGGCCTGCAGGCCGAAGATCGTGTCCTGCGGCACGCGGTCGGAGACCAGGACCGGCTTGCCCAGGGTGCCCGGCTGGCCGCCGTACACCACGACGCCGGCCTCCTCGTAGATCTTGTCCGTGATGGACTGATCGACCAGGTTGAAATACTGCTCGCTGTCCATGGCGAACAGGGCCACGCGATTGAAGCGGTCGCCGAACTTGCGCAGGCCCTTGGTCAGGACCTTCTTGCCGTCGGTCGCCCACGAGGCCGACGCGACCATGTTGGCATTCGCGCCGATGGCCGCCTGCAGCGCAGCGAAGGCCGCCTCGATGTAGTAGGCCAGCGTGGCGTCGGCCATGTCCTGACCGACGAGCTGCGAGAACTCCTCGGGCGAGCGGGCGCGGCGCTTGAACGCCTCCTCCGTGGTCTCGTACGGGCCGTACTTCCACGGAGTCTTGACGCCGACCATCTCGTCGGCGCCGATCTTCGACGCGGTGACGCCAGCGGTCGAATTGACGTTGCGATGGGAAAGCGAGCCGCCGATCTCGTAGAACGCACGCTGGCGGAAATCGCCCTCGATGTTCTCGTTGATCAGCCGGATCGCGCCGGCGCTCGCGTTGTTGAACACGTCGAGCACGTCCTGGATGCGCTCCAGGTAGGCGGTCTGCGCCAGATCGTTGTAGATGATCAGGTCGCTGTTGACGGTCGTGGCCATGACGGCATCACTCCTTGGGTAGCTTGAGGTATTCCGCCTGGCCGTGCTTGCTGATGAACTCGGCCTTCTCGGCGGCGGTCATTTTCGATCGCTTGAGGCTGCCGCCTCCGGGCGGGAGCGCGCTGGCGTTGCCGCCGTCGGCGCCGTTGGCGCGGAAGTACTTGCCTTCCTCGCCGCCTGCCCATTCCGTGATGAAGTCGCCCAGGGCCTTGTCGCCAGCCTTGATGACGGGCTGCCCGTTCTCCTCGACCACCTCGACCGCCGACCCGAGGAGTGCCTTCGCGGCCTTCAGGTGGACGGGGTTGGTCACGCCAGCCTTCGTCAAGGCTTCGGTCAGCGCCGAATCCTTGAGGCTGCTGGTGAACCGGCCGTGGATCTCGTCGCGCGCCTTGGCGGTCGCTTCGAGGTCCTTCTGGGCCTTGGCCAGCGAACGCTGGGCCTCCGCCAGCTGCTGCTTGAGCTGGTCACGCTCGGCCTCGACCTTTTCGAGGTCGGCCGGGTCGATCTCGGCGTTCCTGCGCAGCTTCTTGACCTCGCCCAGCAGTTCGTCGCGCTTGGCGATCAGCGGGGCGGTGGCCTTCTCGACGGCGGCCTTGATGGCCTCCTGCACCTCAGGTGCGGAAAGGTCGATATCACTCACGGTCGGTGTCCTCTGGACGGGTTGCGGGCTCTGCCCTGGATGCGCCCGCTCAGCGGGCGCGCAAAAGAAAAACCCCGCCAGCGCGAAACGCAGGCAGGGTTTGGGATCGTGGGAAAGTGTGGCCGCTCAGCGGCCGAATGTCAACCCTTGGGGTAGACGGTCATCTCGCGCCGCCTGCCCTGCATCAGGCAGACGACGCACAGCTTGGCCCGGGCACGGCCGTTCTGCGCGACGATGTACTCATGGCCGCCGCAACTGGTGCAGTGCGGGCGGTTGCGGTCGGCCGTCGCACGCACGCGCTTGCGGACGCGCTCTGACGCAGGCGGCGGAGACGGCGGGACGAGGCGCAAGCTCATCCGCCAAGCTTCGCCAGCAGCTCGGCCAATGTCAAAGGCCGCCCACGGTCGTCGTAGAGGTCAGCGAACTTGACCTTGCCCGCCCGCAGCAGCTTGGCGCGCTCCGGCCCGAGCACCTCGTCCTGGCGATCGGGCGGCTGCCTGGCCAGCCACTCCCCGAAGGTCGTGTCGCCGGGCACGGCTCCGTCCATGCTCGCCCGAGCGCCGGCCGGCAGGTCGTCGGCGTCGATGCCGAGCTCGCGCCAGCTCTTGGTGACCGGCACGTCGACCGAGCGGCAGTTGAAGTGCAACCGGCCAGGCCCCTGCAGCCACGGAATACTGTGCCCGATGGGCCTCGGGTGCTCCTCGTTGGTGTACAGCTTGCCGTCGCGGATCCGGCAGCCCTCGGATGTGCGGGTGTCGAGCGTTGCATCCCAGCGCCGCGCCTTGATCAGGTCGGCGTTGGCCAGGTACAGCTGCGTGCGAGCCGTCTGCGCGGTGTGGGCCAGCGCGGTGCGCACGATCGTCTGCACCTCGCGCCGGCTGCGCTCGAGCACGCCGTCGGCGTACTGGCGCGCGCGCGTGCCGCGGATCGACCGGACGATCTGGTCGGTCGTCAGCCCGTCCATGTACCCCTGCCGGACCGCGTTGCGAATGGCCGTCATACGGCTGGCCTCGACGTTCTCGGCCCAGCCCGACAGCAGCCGGCCCTGGAACGGCCGGGACAGCGCCGCCGCGTACGCCGCCTCCCACGACATGCCCACCAGTGGCTGCTGCGCCAGCACCGCGGCCGGGATGGCCGTCGCCAGCGCCTGCTGCTGCGCGACAGTCGCCGCGCGGGCCATGCCGCGCATGCCCTCCTGCAACTCGGCCATGGCCGCTGCGTGCGCCTGGGCGTTGATGGCGCGCACGGATGCCAGCATGGCCTCGAGGCGCTCGACGGTGAAGCTGGTCGCATCCATCCGGTCCAGCGCCTCGGCCAGCGCCGCGGCGAGCCGCGCATCCTGCCGGTTGAGCGCCGCGATCACCCGCAGCACGACGTGCTGCGTGTACCGGCGCTGGTCGATCGCGTGGGCGATGGCCTCGTCGCGGAGGCGTGCGTTGACGCTCACGCGGCCCGGCCCTCATCCTCAAGCCCCAGCGTCCCCAGCGCCGGGCCCTCGGCGTCGATCTCGTCGCGGATCTCGTCGTCGCTCTTGTCCGCTGCAATCAGGCCGATGCTCCGGCAGTAGGTCCAGAAATCGGACAGCGGCAGCTTGCCCGACTGGACCGCGGCCAGGGCCTGCCCCATCTGCGCGGCGTCGAACTGCACGCCCGAGAACTCGGTCGAGATGGTGAAGTCCACCTCGCCGCCAGCGTTCGCGAATTGCGCGACCCAGCGCAGCGCCCGGCGGTAGGCGTCCGACACGTTGTCGCAGACGATCGAAAGCACGCTGTTGCTCGTTTTGTCGGCGCTGGCCGCCTCGGTGGCTGTGCGCTTGGCCTCGCCCGGGGCGATCAGGCGCGCGCCGAGCTGGGCCATCAGCTCCACCTTGTGCTTCATTTCCTCGGACAGGCCGCTGACCGCCTCGGCCTGCAGGATGCCCGCCTGCCCGCCCTGCGGCACTGGCAGGATGCTCCGGCTGCCGACGTAGACGCCCAGCTTCTGCATCTCCGCGGCCCACTCGGCATCGGCGCCGCTGACCCAGTACATGGCCTGGCCGGCGAAGAACAGCGATTCCTCGTGGTCGGCGCTGTTGCGGAAGTGCGCGATGTTCAGGTCCGCAAGGTCGAACAGCGGCGGTTGGTCCGGCGTGGCGTCGTTGTTGGTCGCGCCCACGAAGGTGAACGGAATCTCCGTCCACGGCCGCCCGCTGCCATCGGTAGGCACGTAGGTGGCGGCGACCTCCCACTTGCCGGTCGTGCTGCTCTCCCGATACACCTGCTGGACGTAGCGCCCGCTGATGATGCGCAGCGCGCGGTACTGCGTCTTGGTCTCGAGCTCGAAGCCGTCACCGCTCCACTGCTCGTAGCCCTCACGCAGCACCACGAGGGTGAGCAGGTTCCGCGCGCCCACCTTCTCGGTGCGCCAGTTGATGATCTGCTCGGCCGGGTAGAGCTGGATCGTCGGGCGCAGGCCCCGCGCCTCGGCCTCGGCCACGGTCAGGCCGCGGCCGCCCGACGGGTAATCGACCAGCAGGCCGGCGCGGCCGGTCTGCAGCACCTCCGACACCACGGACTGCGACTGGTTGATCAGGCCCACGCCGGCGCCGTCCGCGTCGTCCAGGAGGTGTTCGAGGCCGGGCGGCAGCTTCACCTCCGGCCACTTGCCGAAGGCGATGCCCAGAAGCGCCGGCAGCGTGCGGCCCGTCGCGTTGAAAAAGACCGCGCGCCTCACCCGCTGCTCGTTGCGCAGCCGGTTCTCCGGGCTCGTGTCGTGCGGGTTGACCGGGATGACGTACCCGCCCGCTTTGACGGCTTCGCTGCCGGCCACGCAATCGCGGACCAGCTTCCAGGCGCTGGCCTTGGCGGTGACTTCGGGGCGGACAAACTCAACGCTCATGTGGCGAATCCCAGTTTGATGACGGTTGCGGGCTTGCGGATGGGGTAGCGGTAGGCGATGAAGTAGCCGGCCGCGTCGACGACGTGGTCCAGGCCGCCGGCCTTGTCGGGCTCGCCGTGCTTGTCGTAGGCCTGCTTCTCGAGCGACTCGACCAGCTCAGGGCACGTCTCGGGGTTGACCCGGTAGCGGCGCACGCCTTCGCTGTGGATCATCTTGTTCACGGCCAGCACGCGGTCCTTCACGCGCGGGTTGGCCGGGTTGACGCGCACGCCGAAGCCGGCCGCGCGCAGCAGGGCGAGGTCCGACTCGCTGGCGTTGTTCGACTTGCGGCTGGCGCCACTGGCGTCGGGGTACACGAGGATCCGGTGCCCCTCGTGCTCGCGCTTGAGGAGCGCGATCATCGCCGGGGTGTCGAGAACTCCGGTGTACTCCTTGACCGCGTGCGGGTCGTCGCCGCGCAAGACGTGCACCACCGCAGACATCTTGCCGACGTTGAAGTCCATGCCGACGTGCAGCGCCTCGCCGGGCTGGATCCGCTCGGCGCTCGCGTTGAGGGCGCGGTCGAACTCCGGGTACACCGAGCCGGCGACCAGGTTGACGAACTCGCCGTCGAGGTAGGCGGCCAACAGCTGCGACGGGTAGGTCGCGCGCAGGCTGTCGATGTAGCCCTCGGGCAGGTTCGCCGCGTTGGACAGCGTGCTGGCCTTGATGATCCGGTAGCCCGGGCCTCCCTGTCGCACCCAGCGGTCGTAGACGAACCGGTAGCCTTCGGGCGTGGTTGCCACGCCCACCGTGTTCACGCTCCCGTCCGGCTTCTTCTGCCGGTTGCGGGAGATGATCTTGTTCCAGGCATCGCGCGCCTTGTCCTCGGGCAGCGTGTCGAGCTCGTCGACCAGGCTGTCGGCCACCTCGTAACCGATGATCCGCTCGGGGGCGTCCATGGTGCGGAAGATGAAGCTCCCCGCGCCCTCGACGTGCAGCATCTTGTCGTTCTTGTTCTGCTTGTACCTCAGCCCCCACGCCTCCAGCGTCTCGATGAATCGCGGGAAGGCAATGGTGGTCACCAGGTCATAGGTCGGCAGGTAGTAGGCGACGTTCTGGCGCGGGTACTGCAACTTGAGCACGATCGCGCGCGTGACCGCCGCGTGCGTCTTGCCGGCACCGAAGCCGGCCACCAGCGCGGGGAACCGGTCGGTCGCGGTGACGAAGTCGTACTGCGGCCCCGTCAGCTCGACACGCACGTCAGTCCTCGTGCGCCGGTGCCTCGGCTGCTCGGACGATCTGGATCACGGGCAGGCCGCCGCCGCTCACGTTGGCGTCGAGGTCCATCGACTCCTTCGGCTTGCCCCATCCGCGGTCGAGGATGGCGGACGCCGCCCGCAGGCGGATGTCGGCCTCGTGCGCCGGAGCCATGAGGTCGACCAGCGTCTGTAGCGCCTCCGCCGTATGAGCGCGCGCCAGCTGCGTGATGGTCTCCCCGTTCGGGCCAACGCGCGGCGAGCGGCCGCCGGGGTTGCCCGACTTGCCCTTCTGCCACGTGCTGCCGTTGGCGTGTTTCGGTCCAGCCATGGTGTTACCTGATGACTCCTTGCTGTTTCAGACGATGCAGGCACGCCGCCGTCTCCACGCGCTGGGTCAGCACGTGCTCGGCGTACGCCTGCCAGTTCCATGCGTAGAGCTGCCACGGCACCGGGTGCCGTTCACTGCTCGACGGCTGCAGCGGCGGCTGGACCAGCGGCGGGTCGAAGGCCGCGCAGTCGATCCTCGGCGGCACGTATGCGGCCGGCAGCGTCGGCCGACTCGCGCACGAGGTCAGGGTCAGGCAGAGGGCAGTCGTCAGGCACAGGAGGGCGCGGTGCATGGGCAATGGCCTCTACTCGTTTGGCTCGGTCGTGGTGTTGCGCCACCTGCTCAGCCACGCGCGAACGCGCCGTGTCAGTGGCAGTTGCGGCGGCATCGTCCCTCTTTGCCGCCTGTTGCAGTTGCTGTACCTGCGCGCGTGCCTGATCGCGCTCGGCTTCGGCTCGCTCGGCACGCAGATCGCTGGTGCGGGCGCTCCCATAAAAGAACAGCGCCAGGACGACAGCCGCGACCGCCAGCACGGCGAGCACCGCGGATGCGTACTTCCAAGCGGTTGCTCGGGCTTCGGACAGGATCACTTCCACAGCTCCCTGCCCTCGCAAAGGGCTCGCTCGTCGTCGCGCCGCAACACCAGGCCGCGCATCTCGCGCCCGCCCGCGTACTTCCACTTGTCCAGCTCCGCGCAGGCCCCCGGCCAGTCGTTGGCCAGCGCCTTCTTCTGCAACGTCGAGCCGCACACGACCTTGGGGCCCAGGTTGAAGGTAGCCGAGGTCAGCGCCGCCTCCACCTGCCGCAACATGGGCACGCCGATGCAGCGGCGGACATGGCTGTTGGCCTCGACCATATCGGCCCGCAGCAGCGCCTCGCACTCGGCCGCCGTGTATCGCTTGGTGCGGTCAACCGTCTTGGTGTGGCCGTAGCAGACGGTCCAGACGCCGACGCTGTCCTGGTAGGCGGTGTACCGGACGCCCTCCCACTTGGACACCAGCGGCGCAGCGATGGCGAGGACGGCTGCGAGGCCGGCTGCAAGGCCCAGTGCGGCAGTATTGGCCTTGCCCGATTGCAGCGAGCGCATACGCGCTTCGTGTTCCGCCTGCTCGCGCCGGTCGCGGCGGCGGTTGTAGTACCACTGCACCAGCAGGCCGAGCACGCCCACGACGATGCCGCCCAGGGCGGCGATCTCGTTGGCCGTCAGCCCGAAGAACAGCGCACTGGCTCCGCCGCCGACTGCGCCAACCTTGCCGGCCGTCGCGCCGATGACATCAATCCGCTCCTGCATCACTGCAGCGTCCTCCGCTGGCTGGGGTTGGCCTCTGCGTCCGCCAGCGCCGCCCGCACGTCGTCGATGAACCGCTGCATGTCGTCGCTCGCGTAGGCGCACAGCAGGCGCCCGGAGGCGTCGCGCACGAACACCATGACCTCGGCGACGTCTCCGTCGCAGGCCATGTCGTGCAGGTCTTGCACGATGGATTCAGCGTTGTCTCTGGTGTTCATGAGATATCCACGGCGTCGACGCCGCCTCCTGTGTGTGGATCGAACTGCGCCGCCACCGCGACGGCGGTCCTTGCGTCAGCGCCCATGGCCAGGGCGCCCAGCGCGTACTCCGCGCCCGACCCGAGCGCAGCGAAGGGCTCGCGAATGCGGACCTCGCGCAGATACGGCCAGGACAGCCAGAAGGCCTCGCTGCCACGCACGACGATGAACTCCGACTCGGGGTCATCGGGCAGCCTGGGCTTGTCCCCGCCCTCCTGCAGCCACGCGGCGACCTCGACCAACTGATCCATGGTCCCGGCGCCGGCGACGTAGCCGCCCGGGATCGGGAAGATCTTGCAGGTGGTCATGTACCCGGCCATGCGCCGGTCAGCCGCCAGCGTCTTGCCGTCCCACGCGACGGTAGTCACGCTGCCTCCCGGGCGAACATCGCGGCGCTCACGCGACTGCGCGCGACCTCGCCGTGCTCGACGTGGTAGACGATGGCCTGCATGGAGCGGCCCGACCGCCAGCCGCCGTTCGTGGCGTATGCGTCCCTGGCCGCCAGGGTGCCGAAGCTCTCGACCGTCACGCCTGCGTACTCCTTGCGGCTCTCGTGGTGCACGTGTCCAGTCAGCCAGTGCCGGTGCTCGGCCTCGCCCCAGTCCTTGGCCCGGTCGGCGGCCATGACGCCCGGCAGCTTGTCCGGCTTGCAGGTGTGGCCGTGGTGCACGCCCAGCAGGACTTTGCCGAACCTGTAGTAGGCGAACACGCCGGGCGAGGTGTCGACGGTCACCCGCGGCTCGCGCTCATAGGCGATGGCGAGCAGGCGTGCAAGCCACAGGCCGCCGGTCTCGTCGTGGTTGCCCGGCACGCAGATCACGTGCACGCGCTTGTGCTTCGCCAGCGCCGACTCGATGCACTGGCGCATGGTGGTGATCGCCACGTCGATGATCTTGGCGTAGCGGCCGTCGGCATCGAGCAAGTGCCCGCTGCGCGGCGTCTTGGCCTCCATGCTGTCGAAGTGCAGGGCGTCGCCGAGATTGACCACGACGGCCGTCTCGGTACGCGGTGCGGCCTCGACCAGGGCGGCCATGGCATCGGCGTGCACCTGCCGGGCGATGTCGAGGTTCCAGTCCTCGCCCGTCTCGTCCGGCCAGCTCAGCATGCCAAGGTGCGGGTCGCCGATGGGGTAGACGGTCAGCAGGTCGGTGCGCCATGCGCCTTTGGCCTTGCGCGCCCGAACACGCGGCAGGTCGGCGGCCATGGCCTCGACGGCAGCGCGCAGAAGCTTGGCCTGCGCCTCCCTGTCCGCGTCGGCCTTGATCCATTGCGGCTCACCGCGATTGTTGCGGGTCAGCGTCGATACGCCCTTGAGCCGCAAGCCAGCGGGGAGTGGCGCGTCGATGCCGTACTCCGGCGCGATACCGATCCGGGCGTCGGCGGCCTCGCGAGCCTCCATCTCCGGCGTGATGGCGAAGCTGTGCCGACCGACCAGGCAGCGCCCCCGCCCGCTGCCGTTGCGAATGGCGCCCTCGGCGCCGCACTTCGGGCACAACATCAGTCGCCGGTGTCCTGGCGCACGGGGTTAAGCGGGTGCCCGCCGAGCGTGGGGTCGGTGGGGGCTTCGACGCGTGCACCGCGCGCCAATGGTGCGCCGGCCGCTTCCAGCTCCTTTTGCAGCAGCGCCAGGGCGCGCCATGCGACCTTGGCCGAGTGCCGGATGCCGTCGGTGTCGATGGTCCCGCGATCCATCAGGTGCCGCAGGAGCGCGTCGGCCTCATCGCCGGACTTGGAGCGATCCCAGTGCAGCGACTTCCCCGGGTTATGCTGGTCGTTGCCGGCGCGGCTGCACTCGGCCACGGCGATCAGCGCGTCGGGGAAGTAGTCGAGCACGCCGGTAGCCAGCGGCACCGCCTTTCGGGCGGCCGGGTCAGTCGGAAGGGTCATGTGCTCTCTGGCGAATAGGTGCCGGCGGCCGCTGGGCGGCGCTTGCGCGGGGTCTTGGCCGCAACCGGCGTGGAAGGAAATCGGGCGCGTAGCGGCTTGCTCGCGTGGCCGTCGCCACGTCCGCGTGATTTCGCCGCCAGAGGCGCCCGACGAAACAGAGACGCCCCGCCGGTGAGGGCGAGGCGTCGGGCCGGGGATGCTATCCCCGGCGGGGTCTTGGCACGCGGTCACACCACGCGCCATCTTGGAGTTTGCCCGCCCCGGCGGGCGATGTCAACCCGGTGGGTAGACGGGTTGGGTGCAGAAGTCGTGGAAGTCGGCCCACGCCTCGCCGTCCACTTCCCGCCCGGCGTCGATCAGCAGGCCGCGCAACTGACAGGCAGCGCACCCGCAGGCGTTGTCCTCGGCGCGGGCCCGCACCGCCCCGCTCACTCCGCCCTCCACCGCCTCGCCGCCAGTGCAAGCGCGTCCTCGGCCGCCTGCTCGATCAGCAGGCAGGCGAACAGCACCGCCTCGCCCCAGTCCGACTCGGCGACGCCCTCCGGCGCCGGCGGAACCTGCCAGCCCTTGATGGCCGCGTTGAAGGCGCACAGCGCGACGCGGCCGGCATGTTGCCGGCACCGCCCGGTGGCCCCCTTGCGCTCGGACGCCAACAGGCCGCCCAGCCAGCGCAGCACGCGGATGGTCTGCGCCTCGCTGATCCGGCCGGTGGCCAGCGCGATCGCGATATCCGGCCCCACGTCGTCCGGGCCGCGGCGGCCGAACGACAGCGCGGCGGCGACCATGTGGTCCGGCGGGACGGTCGGGCGATCGCCGCCCCCCATGCCCGGCTCCCGGTAGCCCCCGCGCCCGGCCAGCGCCATGACGCGCTCGCGGAACGGGGCCCGGCGCGGGCGGGCCTCGAAGACGCCGCCGCTCATTCGTCGCCCCCCTTGCCGAGTCGCACCACTGGCACTGGCCAGCCCGGCCCCCAGCGCAGGACGCCCTCGACCAGTAGCCGCGCCACGCGACGGATCGCCTGCCGCTCGCCCCACCACGACCCAGCCCCGAAGGCCGCGCCCACCACTGCCATCCAGATCCACTCGCTCATCTCGCACCCCCTCTATTTCGCCCTGTATGGCCCTGTGAGGGCCGTTCGTCTCCCTGTAGGGTAGACACACCTGACACGCTCGGACGCGCATCCTGCGCCGTCTGGCGCGGTTCCAGCGCCATGTAGTCCCGCACCACGTCCCACGCCTCTTCCCAGCCACGCGCCACGACCGCCAGCCAGCCCTGCCCCTCCAGCATCGCCAGCCACTCCCGCTGCTCGGGCCTGACCCGGCCGGTCGCCGTCTTGAGCTCGATCGCCAGCCCCACGTGCTCGCCCCGCCCCACCGGCAGCAGGTAGTCGGGCACGCCCGGCTTCGCCCCCTCGGCCTTCATGGCGGCCGCGGTGCGCTTGGCGCGCCAGCCGCCGTTGGGCACGGCGAACAGCCAGCGCAGATCCGGCCACGTGTCCAGCGCCCCGGCCACGGCGCGCATGAACATCACGGCCTCGACGTGCTCGGTCATGCTGCCTCCTTGCGCAGGCCGTGGCCCAGGTGCCACTGCGCGCAGAACTGGCAGCGGTAGTGCGTCATGCGGCCCAGCTGGCGCGACCCGCCCGAGCGGGCGCCCCGCCTGGCGCCCATGTGCTTGGCTGCCTTGGCGGCGGCCTGCGGCGAGGCGTACCCGATCTTCCCCGTCCGGCAGCTCACGACGCACCCCCCCATTACTGCACCGGCCGGTACAGGAACCCTCACAGCAGGGTTCCGGCGACTCGTCCGACTCGACTCGTCCGCCCCTATAGGGGGGAGGACCGGACGAGTGGAGTCGCAGGGCACCCGGGCCGGGGCACCAGTGGTGGGGGGAGCCGCTAGCGCTCCCTCCCCACCACGCACGTGGTGCCCTACGGGTTCCGGACGAGTCGCGGACGGGTTAAGTTGTTGAGTCATAAGGGGTTTTCCTCACTCGTCTGATGACTCGTCCGGACCGGACGGGTTGACCGGACGAGTCGCGGAAGCGGGACCTGACAGGCGGCCGCCCGGGCCGGAAAGAGGGCGGTCGGACGCCCCGACTCGTCCGATCGGACCGGACGAGTCCAAGTCATTGATTTTTCGGGGATTCGCCCACGGCACCCGTCCGGCACCGGACGAGTCGGACGACTTGGGTCGGTACACGTCCGGCATGCCGGGAGCGCGGGGGACCTTCTCCGGCGCGCAGACGAGTGCGCCGGACGAGACGGCGATGGCCAGCAGGCGCTCGACCTTCGACTTGCCCCAGGGCACGACCTGGGCGACGGCCGACAGGGTTGGGTGGCCGCCGACGCGGGCGATCTCGGTGACGGCATCGATGACGCGCTGGACTGACGTCTGGTCCTCCTGCTGCCGCTTCGCCTCGCGCGCCTCCACCCGGGCGCCGCTGATGGCCGCGCGCAGGGCGCGCCAGGACTTGCCGCGCAGGTCCGCCGGCGGGTCGATCTCGACCATGCGGGGGCCGTACGTGCCGGTGTCCTCCCAGCGGAAGAACAGCGGGGCCGGGTCGGCCGACTTGGACGACGACAGGCAGATGACGGCGGTGACGCGGTCTTTCTCGCCCGGAGCGACCATCCCGCGCAGCAGCGTCCGGGCGTCCGACTCGCTGAACGGGTCGGCCATGGACCCGAGGTTGACGACCAGGTGCGTCTGGCGGGCGTTGTTGACCAGCGTGGTTCCGCCACGGATGTCGGCCTCGCTGATCTGCAGGTCGGGCAGGTTGTTGGCCGCGGCCTGGCTGGTGTGGTGGACCAGCACCACGGCCGTGCCCGTCTGCTTGGCCAGGTGCTTGAGGGCCGCGATCATGACCTTGTGGCCGGGGTTGTCCTCCTCGGCGTCCGAGAGGGTCGAGGCGGTCTCGAAGATGACCAGCCCCGGCGGGCACTCGCGCTCGCGCAGGGCGTTGATGGCCTCGATCAGGGGTTCCACGATCGAGCCGCGCACCGGCTGGCGGCCGGCCATGGTGACGATCTCGCGGCAGGCGGCCAGGGCGGGCCCGTGCAGGTCGGGCACGATCAGGTTCTGCCGGAACCGCTCCTGGTCGGCGGACGACATCCGGCACCACTGCGCGGCGGCCTTGCGCGCGTACTGCGGCCGGTCATCCTCGGCCGAGTAGATGATCACCGAGCGGATCTCGGCCGGCGCCATGCCCGACAGCGGGCGGCCCAGCGCGTAGTGCGCGGCGATGGCCATGACGGCGGTCGTCTTGCCTTCGCGGCCCGGGGCGCCGATCACTGTTACCTCGCCCACGGGGAACAGCCCGCGTCCGTCCTCGGCCATGAAGGCGTGCGGGTGCGGCTCGGCGGCGGCGGTGAGCTCGTCGACGGTGAACGGGGTCAGGAGGCTGGCCAGGGCCGGCAGCGCGATCGGCGGCTGCGCGGCGGGCGCAGACGCCACGCTGGACATGGGGTTGACCCAGCCGCGGCGCTGCGCTTCGGCGAACACGGCCTGGTAGCCCGTGCGGTCGGCCGTGAAGCTGTCCCACACCCGGGCCGCGTCCGCCGGGTCGAACTTGTCGGAGGTCTGGCTCCACTCCATCCATAGCGCCCTGCCCCGCTCGCCCAGTCGCTTGAGGCGCTGGCCGTTGGCCACCCAGAGGTCGCGGTCGTCGGCGCGCATGGATGCCAGCGCGGAGCGCAGCTCGGCCAGCGTGCGCGGGTCGACGTACTCGGCGACGTTGTCGGGCGCCGGAGCGGCGCTGTGGCCGTGCTTCGGGGCCAGCGTGCGGGTCACGTAGTCGTACAGGTCGACCGGCTCGCCCAGGCCGGCGCCCTCGCCGGTGACGGTGAAGAACCGGCCGGCGCAGTAGGCTTCGATGCCGGATCCGTTCGAACCCAGCGCGGGGAACGGCCGGCCGTAGCCGATGGCGTGCAGCCCGTTGCCGCTGGGGCTGGACTCGGTGTACCCGGGCAGGCCGTCATCGACCAGTACGGCCAGCTCCGGCCGGCCGGCCAGGTCGTCGAGGTCCACCCCCTGCCAGTAGTTGCCGGTGCCGTCGGGGCCAAGGGCGAATCCCAGCCCCGTGTACTGGCCGGAGGCGAGCGCGGCGCAGGCCTCGTCGAACGAGGCCAGTTGCGCCCGGTCTGCGTCGTCGTCGAGCCGGCCGTGCCGCGGCTTGCCGGACACGTAGTACGGCACCTTGCGCGGCTTCTTGGCCGGATCCGGGTTGGGGACGGAGCGCCAGACCAGCCAGCGCCGCGCCGCGCGCATGCTGGCGGGCAGGCTGTCGGCGTCGATCGGTTCGGGGGTCATGCGGCCTCGCGCAGCTGCTGGGCCAGTCGGCTGACTTCGTCGGGCGCGGCCAGCGCGCGCTGCAGGTCGCGCACCTGCCGCAGCAGGTTGGAGCCGGTGGCCGCGCACAGCGGGCCGACCAGGCGGTCGGGGATCGGGCGCTTGCCACGCTGCAGTCGGCTCACGTACGCCTTGGACTTGCCGATGCAGGTGGCGATGTACTCGAGCTTGTAGCCGCTGGCGGCGATGGCGACGGCCAACGCTTGCGCCTCGGACTCGCACTGCCGGACGATCTTGGCCGGCGCGTCCTTCGGGGCGGAGAGGACGCCGAATGCGAGTCGCAGAGCCCCCTGGTTTCCTGTGGTTGCCATCGGTTGCCTACCGTTGCCAAGCCCTTGCGGGCGAAATGAAGGCCCGACCCCTCACGGAGCCGAGCCGGTGTCACCACAAATCAGGTCGAAGCGTTTCCTTGCGGACGCGGTACTTCCGTCCCCACGTGGCCGTCTCGCGGTCGATGGCCCTGGCCATCTCGGGCGAGGGGCGCTTGCCGCGCCATCCCACGCCCAGCTGCCAGAGGTAGTCAGGGGAAGTGCCCAGCCGGCGGGCCAGCTCGACCCGGCGGTCCATGTTGGAGATGAAGGTGGCGAGGTCCATGCGCCGCAGTCTACTTTCTGGGTAGACGCAAACGCAACCCTGCGGGTAGACCACGGCGGTTCAGCCAGCGTCTACCCTGTGGGGATGCGCCCCGTCACCGAAATACGCCAGATCCGGCTGCGCCAGATGATCGACGAGGTCGCCGAGGGGAACCAGGCGCGGTTCGCCGCCCTGATCGGCCGCTCGCGCGCGCAGGTGGGGTTCTGGCTCACGGACCCGTCCAAGCCGCACTACAAGGCCATGAGCCACGAAATGGCGCGCGAGGTCGAGGCCGAGATGCGGCGTCGCGGCTGGAAACAGTACGTCCCCGGATGGCTGGACACGGATCCGGCGTCTCACTCCACGGGACTGGACACTGCGATGCTGGGCGTCGCGTTGACGTCGATGGACCGGGTGATCCGGGGTAAAGGGCTACAAATGGAGGGACAGTTGGGCAAGTTCCCCCCGCTGCTCGCGTTCGCCTACGAGGCGGCGCGGATCGAGTTTCCGGACGGCCCGCCCTCCCCTGGCACCCGTGCCGGCAAGTCACGGCTCAAGGAATTCGACAGGAGGGTGGGCGCATGGCTGGAAGGTGGGATAGAGGATGGATCGATCGGACCGTTTGAGCCGGTTGTTGTTGGAAGCGAAGCGGGCACTGGCGGCAGCACGGCCAAAAGAGCGGAGGCTGCGCGTCGTCGGCGCTGAGCCGGCGCCGGAACCGGAACGACCTCGCGCGCGCGTGCTTGAGTTTCGGCCGCGGGCGCAGAATAGTGGGGGAAACAGGGAGGACAGGACATGCGGGGATTGATACTGGTGGCGGTGCTGGGGCTGGCGGGGTGCGCAGGGATGCAGCAGGCTCGCCAGGCACATCTGGCTGAGTTCGAGCGCACGATCCCGGTGTGCGAGGGCGAGAAGGAATGCGAAATCGCGTGGGCGCACGCGCGCAACTGGGTCATCCGCAACTGCGGCATGAAGATCCAGAACATCACGGACACGTACATCGAGACATTCGGGTCAACCGATACGCGCCTTGCCTGCCGCGTGCTCGGCGAGCCCAGGGGGCCGGACTCCTGGGCCATCGTGATCCGCACGGCCTGCGGGAACATATTCGGGTGCGTGCCGGATGCGCAGGAAGCTGCGCTCCGCTTCAACAATGAGATGAACATGCTGATTGGTCGCCCAGGCGAGGACGAAACCCCGCCAGGCGGCATGCAGTACCGCCCGCGGATACCCTGATCGGGCCCTGCCCCGGCGCCAGAAGCCCCGCTCCGGCGGGGCTTTTTCATGCCTGCCGCAAAAATGTCTATCTGGGGGGTTGACACAGGCTACCTTTTGGGTAGACGATAGCCCCGCACCCCGGGATAACAGGGGTCTGAAGCGGGTGATTTGCCCGCATTGTCTACCTCGGAGATTGACACATGGCACAGGTAGTTGAGATCTCCCCGGCGAGTGGCGGCCATGCCGCACAGCTCCTGCCGGCCTCGGTGGTCCACCTGCCGCAGGACGTTCGCCGGTTCCGCGCCGGTGTGCTGGCGGTGTACGAGCGCGCCCGCCAGGTGGGCGCCACGCCGGAGCGCCGCCGCCAGGCCCTGCGCATCTTGCTGGCCGAAATGCAGGCCGGACGCTCCAGCGCCGCCGCCGTGGCCCTGGCCAACAGCGCGCTGCGCGGGCACGGGGGGCATACGTGGACGGGAGGTGCGGCATGACCCCCGCCCCGCTGACCTTCCTGTCGCTGACCAGCACCCGCCGCGGCGTGCCGCGCGTGCCGACCAACGAGGAGCGCCTGCGCGCCTACCGTGCGCTCGGCCCGATCCAGCTGGGCAACGCCCTGCCCTGGAAGTGGCACAAGCAGTACGCCGCCGAAGCTGTGCCCGGCGCCGACTACGACCAGCAGCTGCGCGAAGGCTTCGCGCTCAAGTATGGGAGTGAGAAATGAACAACATCGACACCCTCGCCCTGGCACTGCTGGCGGCCAAGCAGAAGATCGCCGCCGCGCAGGCCGAATACGACCACCTGCTTGGCCAGTGGCTCGCCATCGCGCCGACCAAGAACGAAGGATCCGTGCAGTCGGTCGGCAGCCAGTACCGCATCACGACCACCTACGGCGTCAACCGCACGGTGGACCAGGCGGCGCTGTCGGCATCGTGGGACGCCATGCCCGAGGGCATCCGTAACGTGTTCCCGGTCAAGCACGGCCTGGACCTGCGCGAGCTGCGCCACTGGCAGAACAACAACCCGGACGAATACGCGCGCTACATCGCGCCGGTCATCACCGCCAAGCCGGCGAAGCCTTCGGTGAAGGTGGAGGCGCTGGGCGCGATGAAGGAGGTGGCGTGATGCGTGTCGTGGCCGTAATCAGCAAGGACGGCAAGGCGCTGTTCCGCTATGTCATCAACTGGGATGACTTCAAGCAGCGGAAGGTTTTTGGCCGCCAGGCCGAAGCCGCGCTTCGCGACGGATGCACCGTCATCACCCGCCCGATCCACGACGCCAAGGAGCCCCGCTAATGGCCATCTCCCTTTCCAGCATCTCCCGCACCACCCGCAACAGCCTGCCGCCCCGTGTGGTCGTGCACGGCGACGGCGGCGTGGGCAAGTCGACGTTCGCGGCCGGCGCCTACAAGCCGGTCTTCCTGCCGTTCGAGGATGGCCTGTCGGGCCTCGAGGTCGACGCGTTCCCGCTGCTGCGCAGCTACCAGGAGGCCGTCGACGCGCTGGCTGCACTGGCGTCCGAGCAGCACAGCTACGGCACCGTCGTGGTGGACAGCCTGGACTGGCTGGAGCCGCTGGTGTGGGAGAAGGTCGCCCGCGACCACGGCAAGAAGTCCATCGAGGAGATCCCCTACGGCAAGGGCTACGCCGAGGCGCTGCCGCTGTGGCGGACGTTCCTGGATGGCCTCAACCACCTGCGCGAGACCCGCGGCATGGCCGTGATTCTGATCGCGCACAGCCAGATCAAGCGGTTCGAGGCGCCGGATTCGGAGCCGTTCGACCGGTACGAAATCAAGCTCCACCGCGGCGCCAGCGCGATGGTGCGCGAGTGGGCCGACATCATCGGCTTCGCGCACCACGAGACGGCGATCAAGAAGGACTCCAACGGCTTCACGACCCGCGCGCGCGGCGTGGGCACCGGCCGGCGTCTGCTGCGTGTGGTCGAGACGCCCGCGTGTGTGGCGAAGAATCGCTACTCCTTGCCCGACGTGCTGCCCCTTTCGTGGGACAGCCTGTTGAGCGCGATGAACCCCGCCGCGCAGGCGGCGTGATCAACGGGGCGCCTGACGACGCGACGGCCCCAGCCCCACCCTTCAACCCCGCAACAAGAGGAAATCACCATGGCACTGATCGGCCATTTCGACGCCACCAACGTGGCCCCCAGCGAGGATTTCTCGCCCATCCCGGTCGGCGAGTATTCGGCGCACATCGTCGACTCCGACGTCAAGCCGACCAAGAACAACACCGGCCACTACGCCGAGCTGGTGTTCGAGGTGACGGCCGGCGAGTTCAAGGGCCGCAGGGTCTGGACTCGCCTGAACCTGGACAACCCGAACCCGAAGGCGGTGGAGATCGCCCAGCGCGAGTTGTCGGCCATCTGCCACGCGGTCGGCGTGCTGCAGGTCACGGACACCCAGCAGCTGCACTACAAGCCGCTGGTGATCCGCGTGGACATCGAGGAACGCGACGGCTACGGCCCGCGCAACGTGATCAAGGCGTACAAGGCCGTGGCGGGTGGCGTGGGAAACGCGCCGGCGGGTGCGGCCCCGAGTGCCCCGGCTGCGACGGCTGCATCCCCTTCTAGCGCCGCCCCGCCGTGGGCGCAGAAGGCGGCCTAACGCTGCGACGCGAGCCCGGCGCGTAATCCGGGCTGACCTACGGGGCGAATGCGCAGGCTGATGCGCTGACGAAAGAAGACGCTGGACGGCATAGCCGGACGATGCGGAAGCCGGAGATCAGCACCGGCCGCCCCACCCTTTCACTGGAGACACCATGGCCACCCTACCCGAACGCCCGCAGTCGCAGACGGTCACTGCCATCTACTCCTGGTGGGCGGGCAAGCCGCAGCGGCTCAGCCGGCGCCTTGGCGCCAGCCAGATCGGCGAGGAATGCGAGCGCCGCCTGTGGTACTCGTTCCGCTGGTGCCAGCGGCCCGAGCTGGAGCCCGATGGGCGCATGAAGCGCCTGTTCAACCGCGGGCACCGCGAGGAAGCGGTGTTCACGGAGGAACTGCGTGGCATCGGCTGCGACGTGCGCGACATCGATCCCAGCACCGGCGAGCAGTTCACCTTCACCGCCGTGGGCGGGCACTTCGTCGCCAAGATCGACGGCGTGGCACTTCGCGTGCCCGAGGCGCCCAAGACCTGGCACAACCTCAGCTACAAGACGGCAAACGCCAAGAGCTGGGCCGAGCTGAGCAAGAAGGGCCTGCAGGCCGCGCAGCCGAAGAACTGGGCGCAGAACCAGGTGGAGATGCACCTGGCGCAGCTGACCCGGACGCTGTTCCTCTCGGTCAACAAGGACACCGACGAGATCTACGCCGAGCGCGTGAGGTACGACGAGGCGGAGGCCGCCCGCCTTCTGGCGAAGGCCGAGCGCGTCATCTACGCGCCCGAGCCGCTGGCGAAGCTGAGCAACGATCCAGCGTTCTACAAATGCAAGATGTGCCCCATGTCGCCGACCTGCCACGGCGAAGCCCTGCCGCCGGTGTCGTGTCGCACGTGCTTGCACGCGACCCCGGAGCCGGATGGCGATGGCCGCTGGTCCTGCGCGCGCTTCGGCTGCGACGTGACCACCGAGACGCAGCGCGCCGCGGGCGAGCAGTGCCCCGAACATCGCTACATCCCCGCCCTACTCGCCAACTGGGGCGAGCCGGTCGACGCCAGCGAGGCCGAGAACTGGGTCGAGTACCGCGCGCCCGATGGTCTCACCTTCCGTAACGGGCCGTGGGGCGTGGGCAGCTACACCAGCAAGGAGCTGGTCAACGCCAGCCCGGCGCTGCTGCGGCACGCCGAGTTCCTGGCGATCCGCGAGCGGGTGAACGGGCAGGTGGTGGAGTTTCAGTTGGATAAGGAGGCGGCATGACCCGCCACCGCTGGACCCCCGACTGGGACGCCAACCTGCGCCAGCTATACCCGGACATGGTGACGCGCGAGGTGGCCGAGGTGCTGGGCCTGCCGATTTCCGCTGTCCGGAACCGGGCGCAGAGACTGGGCCTCAAGAAGTCCGAGGCGTTCCACCAGCTCAAGCCAGGCGTTTTCCGGCCAGGGCACGACACATGGAACCGGGGCAAGAAGGGCGTGACCGGCGTGCAGGAGGCGTGCCGGCGTACCCAGTTCAAGGGCGGGATACGCGGGCAGGCGGCCTACAACTACCGCCGCATCGGATCGCTTCGCATCGCCTACGGCGTGCTGCAGCGGAAGGTCACGGACGACCCCGGCCTCAAGGGCTGCCGGAAGTGGCAGCCGGTCCACCGCCTGGTGTGGGAGGCGGCAAACGGGCCGGTGCCCGAGGGGCATGTCGTGGTGTTCAAGCCCGGCCTGCATACCACCGTCGAGCACGAAATCACGCTGGACCGGATCGAGTGCATCACCCGCGCCGAGAACATGCGGCGCAACAGCTACCACACACGGCTCCCGCCGGAGGTTGCCAAGCTTGTGCAGCTTCGCGGCGCGCTGAACCGAAAGATCAACAACCGACTGAGGAAGCAACATGAAGAACAGGGTCAGTGATGTGCGGGATCACCTGGTGGCCGTCATGGAGGCGCTCAACGACGAATCGGCCTCGCCGGAGAAGATGGCGGCCAATATCGAGCGTGCCAAGGCCATGAGCGGGCTTGCCCAGCAGTACGTCAGCGCTGTGAAGGTCGAGATGGACGCGATCCGCCTGTATGACGAGACGCGCATGCTCCCGACCAGCGTTGATGTCCCCAGGGAAGAATCGCGCGGCGTGGCCCGCATCGGGAGGGTGGCATGAGCGACGAGCACATTGGCACCCTTGCCCGGCTGACCTGCGAGCAGCTGGCCGAGCGCGCGGCCGAAAGGATCATGGAGCTGTCGAAGCCGCACGCGGTCTGCATCGATCCCGACGGCCGCGTGACCATCGAGCCCTACGACACAGCGGTGTTCGAGGACGTCGTCGGCGTCTACAGCCGCGA